TTAAACAGTTCTCATGAGATCTCCAAACAACTTTGAAGCCTCTTTTTTTCTGTCACTGGTAATGTGTAAATAAACTAATCGTGTTGTTTTATCTTCGGTATGTCCTAAGCGAGCCATAATCCTGTGAAGATCTACGCCTGCTTCTGCGAGAAGTGAAGTGTGAGTATGTCTTAGAGAATGTGGCGTTAACTTTTTCTGAATACTTGACTTTTTCAATACTGATTTGAAACGGTGTTCAATTGTTTTAACAGCTGGTGGATAACCATAATACTTCGTTCTCTTCATTCTGCCAAAAATAAAGTTGCCATCAAACCATTCATTTTTAATTGCAATCTTAACTGCATTTTGATTAGCCTTGTGTTTTTTTAATACTGCAATTACTTCAGGTTCAATGTCAATAACTCTTACGGAACCTTTTGTTTTCGGAGTTAAAATTTCAAATTCCTTGGTATTGTCACGATCATTAAAATATGTTTTTGTGATACTAATGCTGTTATTCTCAAAGTCCACATCACTCCATTTAAGTGCAGCTAATTCGCCAACCCTTATGCCTGTCCACGCCAACAAAAAAAACATTGTGTAGTATTCATGGTCAAAGTTCTTATTTGCTATATCGAGAAAAGTCTTGAGTTCGTTTTTTTCAAAGTATTTATCTTCAATTGATTGCTTTTCTAAATCCTCAACAGTTTTAATAACTTTAGGTTTTTGAGCGTATTCAGTGGGGTCATCTAATATGATTTTTTGTTGTTTAGCTCTTCTGAAAATCAATCTAGCTACAGCATGAATATTGCTAATATTTCCTTCTGACAAATCATCTTCATCTTTTAATTTCACCAACATTTTTTGGTAATCCTTATCGGAAATATCTTTAACTTTTTTATGTCCTAAATGCTTATTTAAGTACCTAATTTCTTTCCTTCTAGTTCGTAAAGTGCTGTTTTTAACTCCAGACAATTTGTATACTGAGTGCCATTCGTCGCAAAGCTCTTTGAAAGTTATTTTGTTCTTCATATCGAGTTTAACTTTACCAAGAATATACTCCATTTCAGCAGCAGCTTGCTTGGCATCTTTTTCTCTCAAAAAACCACGCTTTGGTATCCTTTGTCTTTTACCGGTTTTTGGGTCAATGCCATTTTCAATGACATACATCCATCGGATGCCTTTTTTAGTTTCATACTTTTGAATACTTGCCATGTTAAAATCCTCCTCAATTAATTTGTTTTAAAGTATTCTCATATAAAGCAAAAGCAAAGCTTTTTCTTCTAAACATTTCTAAGCGGGTAGCAGCAAAAGAATAAGTCACATTAAAGGTGTCTCCAATTAGCTTTATCGCTTCAGATTGCAAAGAAGGCAGGTTCAATTTTTGAAGCATAAAGGAGGGCACACAGAAATGATACATAAAACTATTAGCCTGATATTCTTGTAATTCTCGAAAGAGCTTGTGCATATCAAACTGGTTGCCATAGTGCTTAATTACATGACACAGCTCGTGACCAAACTCTTCCCATTGTTGTTTTTTGTTTAAACGTTTATCAATGACCATGCTGTATGAGCCATTCACACAGAAAACGAAACTAGGCCTTCTTTCAAAATGTAGCCATATTTTTAGTGAAGCGGCCATAAGTTCCATATCAATTGCTTCTGGTGTAAGCATGTTTATTTTTGTATAAATCTTCTTCACTTCTTCTTCTAAATGAGATAGTCCTTTCATTTGTCCACTCCTAAATGAGAATGTATGTTCTGTTTTTGTTTGAAAAGAAAAGCCTTTTAGCAGGCTAATCTTCAATTTCAGGTGCTTTTGCAACCAATTTTGCTTTACTTATTTCATTTATCTTATTTGAAGGGAAACCAGGTATAGATAACTCAATACTTGTTTCTTTTTTTGAGGGAATTTCTGTTTCATCATCTGAACTCAGAAACAATACACCTAGAAATTTATCCTTCTTTGAATATAAGGCAGCTGCTACTTCTAGCGAAGCTGCATCTTTATTTGTATTATTTTTTAATAATCCAGTAACCTTTACATCTCCGCCCCAGTTGTCACTCGTTATTACCTTTTCTTTAGATGGATTCAAATTAATCATGTTATTTTTTACAGCGACTGGTGAAACCTCGATTTTAATGTCATCTAAATTTTCCATTTCGTCGGTTGCATCATCTTTTATTCCTAAATAAGAAGTTTCTCCCGGTTCTATAATTGATGGGGAGATGTTTGTGTATAGTTGGTTAGCCTTTGTAACCCCCAAGACTTCTTTTTCTTTATTTAGATATGTAATTTTTGTGTTCGTTACATCTACGGTGGTATTTCCTGTATTTTTTATAATTGCATATGTGTTTATTTGAGTTAAGCCACCGATAGAATCGTCTGTCCATATGTATGCAGCTTTATCAGCAACTTTAGTCTTAACGATCTCTTTTTTCTCTTTAGTTTCTTCATTTGTTTTTTTGTTCATTTCCCCGGATGTAGACGAGTTGCCACAAGCAACTAATAGAAACGATAAAAAAAGTACAGATAGAACGATTGAGATATTTTTCATATTAAATTCCCCTTAAAGTTTATTATGAGTGATCTTTATCTCTGTTTACAGATCACATAACCTCATTCAATAATTCAACAAAAAACGAAAATATTAACATTATTAAGTGTGGTTCAACTGTAAAAATTACAGCACAACCTTCAGTTGAGAAAGAAATGATTGCAGGTATTACTGTAATTTTTACAGTTGATTGTCCGTTCAATTGTAGGTATTACTGTAATTTTTACAGTTGAACAGTCATTCAACTGAAGACTTTACTGTAATTTTTACAGTATTAATTAAACTAAATAATAATAAATAATAAAAAGATTTTAAAAAATAACACACTCTAATCTGAATTGCAATGGTTTTGTTTAATTTTATTTTTTTTTAAAAGTACGGCCACTTTTCTTTTCTTTTTCTCTAATGTAATTGATAAAGTCTATTGTTTGTTTCCTAGCTTCCTCTGAAAAATCAGATGCAGCATGGAAAGCAATTTGAAGATCAGGATCAGACTCTATTTTATTATCATCAATGTTTTTGTAACCTGGATCATCGCTCCTGCCAACTAGGTAATCAATCGAAACATCAAATATATCTGCGAATTTAAGCAATTCACTATCAGTAACAGGTCTTTTACCTGACTCTATTCTACTTAAGACACTGTAGTTAATATTGACTCTAGATTCTAATTCGCGTAATGACCAATCATTTTTTTCGCGGAGTTCTTTAATTCTTCCACCTAATTTATTTTTCATAAAATCACCAAGATTCCTTTTATGATTTTTCCGTATTAGCAACACAATGATACCATGTTTCTAATATGGAAAAAAATATTTTGCTAAAAGAACAACAAAATAGTTGACTTTGCTGATTCAACAAAATATAATTTCAATTAAGTTGCTAATTCAACAACAAGATGAGGAGGTGAGATATTTGGAATTTAACCTTGTTTTGATTAGAAATAGAAGAATTGAGTTAAATCTTTCTCAACAAGAATTAGCGAGTGCTTTAGGTTTTAAAGACGCATCAACTTATTTGAAGTATGAGAGAGGAGAGTATGCATTTAAAGCAAAGCAACTCCCAATTTTGGCTAAAATTCTTCAGTGTAAAGTGACAGATTTTTTTGTTCAAAATGTTGCTTAAATAGCAACAAAAAATACAAACAGAGTTTATTTCGAAAGGAGCATGAGCATGGAAAACAAAAAAACGTTTCAAGTTGATTCCAAGTTAATTCAATGCACCAAGTGCAAGAAAGATAAACATAATTTGGATGCTAACTTTTGCACTCGATGCGGATCAAAACTACCTTTGCATTCTTAGAATGGCAAATCTTCATCTGATGTGATGATTTGCTGTCTTACTACTTCTGCTCTTGGATATTCAACCTCGATTAGACCTCGTTGGTTGAATAGAGATTCCGAACCACATTTAGGACAAAATGCGTTGTCTGGTTCCAAGATATAAATGTCATCACCAGAGTGGAAAGATACTCCTTCCCCATCTGTGAAGTGATCAGTAGCTGTGCATTCATTTCTTAATGGAGACGCACATTTTGTACAGTATACATGGTCTTCTTGCAAATCATTTATTTCTCTTTTGCATCTTAAACAGGATTTAACAAATTTGTTTTCATGTGTAGGTATGCCCATTAATTCTCACCACCTTTCAGAGATAATATCGGCTGAAAGGCAGAAAAATCCAATAGGAGGTTATGACATGCCACAGACAGTTATCACTTTTGACGAAATGACAGCAACCGTATTTCAAGATCAAATGCAAAAGTTGTTTCAGGCAGCTTATGAAAAAGGCGTTGAAGACGGAATGAATAAAAACTCGTACCCGCCTTTACTGACAAACCAGCATTTACAAGAAATCTTCTCAGCTTCAAGAAGCCCTGTATGGAAAATCACATCAAGGCCTGACTTTCCAAAATTCAATGAAATTAGCGGTCGTTACCCAAGAGATCTAGTGTTTCGATGGATTGAACAAAATTCCTCGTACATTCAGGAGGTAACAGCATGAACAACCCACAGTTATTCAAAAATGAAATGTTTGAAGTATCAGCAAAAATCGAAGGTGATCTAATTATTTTTGATGCTGAACAAGTTGCGAAATCTCTAGGATTTGTCCAAGAGAAAAATAACAAACAGTACATTCGATGGGAGCGAGTGAATGAATACCTTCCGAAAAATTCCCCAGAAGTGGGGAGAGGCGATTTCATTCCTGAACCACTTGTGTACAAGCTGGCGTTTAAAGCATCTAACGAAGTTGCAGAACAATTTCAAGACTGGCTGGCAATTGAAGTCATCCCTTCAATTAGAAAAAATGGTCACTTTGGTGTTCCTAAACCTTTAACCGAAAGAGAACAGCGCATTGAGTCTCTTAAACTCTTGTTGGAGACATCACAACGGCAGGATGAAATGTCTAAAAAATTAACCAATCACGAAAGAAAAATCCTTGAATTGAACACCAAAGTGGATGAGCAGATCACACTTGATCATGGTGAACAAAGACGGATTCAAAAAGCCGTTGCTTCTAGGGTTTACAGTTTTACAGAAGATGGAACAGAACGTAAGCGGCTATTCAGCGAACTTCATCGGGAAATTAAAGATCGTTTCGCCGTATCCAGCTATAAAGATTTAAAGAGAAAAGATATGCAAGTAGCTGTGAATTACATTGTTAACTGGGTTCCACGCAGGGTTTCCTAGATCCTGCCGTGTCCCTTCATTAATAAATTTTACCAATAAAAAACGAATAAAGAAGGATGGGAACAAATGGTAGGCAGCCAGAAGCAAAACGAGCGATTGACCGCAGATCCGTTTATCAACGTACTGTATTTGCTTCACCAGAAGTGCTTGAGGCTTTGGCGAATGATTACAACATCGTGAAAGAGTCACCACGCACAGTGAGCGATGAAGATAAAAGGCTGATCGAGTACGCCTTATCTACCCTTACACAAAAGCAAAAGGAAATGTACCTCTCACATGTTGCTGACGGCAATTCACTAGATAAGATTGCAAGTCTCATGGGGGTTAGCAAAGGAACAGTTCAAAAAACCGTAGATAGAGCAAAGAAAAAGATTGCTATTCAACTAGATTTATTTAGATCGAAGGGAGCATGAACCATGAACAAGAAAGAGATTGAAGGACTTATTCACAATTATCACTGGATGGCGAAAGAGGTTCAGCGGCTCCAACGTGTTTTATATGGCACTGACATCCCTATGCGAAGTTGGGGCGTTGCTCAATACGGTATCGAGGCAACTCTTCCAAAGGGGAGCAAAGGAAAAAGCCAAGCTGAATTACGTGACATGGATATGAGGGAAGAAAGATTATTTAAACGTCTTCGTAAATATGAAGAACGTGTATATGCGATAGAGGCAGCAGCAAGCAAAATCGAAGGAGAGAAAAACAGAGTGGTTTATGACTGCATGATGGAAGGTATGAGTTATCGAGCCATTGGACTGCACTTGGGGCTGTCTCGTGAAAAGGTACGGCAGATGAAAGATAATATCATCGACCAATTATGCCAATATTGCCACTTTGTGCACTTGTTGAAAGACGAAAAATCCGTAGTGTAAAATGGAAGGCAGGACGGGGAGGCATAATTTCCCGCGTCACCAATTCTTATTTTAAATAAAACTATGATAATCTTGAATTATAAAATAAGAATTGGATGTGAATTACAAATGGAACAGAAATCTCGAAATATAAGTGAGGCTATCATTCGTAACTGGGGCCTTCCAGATAATTTATCAAGTCATTGTGATGATATTCAATTTAGATTCTCTAATGAAGGAATGAAAGAAAAGGCGGGTTATCACATTAAGGATACGTCGTGTAAATTTTGTCTATATAATTTAAGAGAGGATAAGCTTTTATTCAGTATGGAGTTTCATGAAAAATCTTCTGTTACGGAACGTCTGACTAAGACTTATGATGCTCAAAAAAATAGACCATTAGTGCTACAACTAATACATGTACACGACGGCTCTTTAAGGAAAAAAGGAATAGCAACATTTTATATCAAAAAATTGATTGAGTATGCTAAATCAATTAAGAGTGATCATATTATTGTTAATAAAGTAAATGCAGACTCTCCAGATTTCAAAAGTGATCAAAAAAATGCTTTGACGCAAGATGAGCTTGAGCAATTTTATAATAAATTTAGTTCTCTTGAAATGCCATTAAAACTAGTGATTTTTTAAAGTAAATTCCGTTCGACAAATTCTGCAAATAGTTCCATGTACTAGCTTTCTGCCGATAAAAAGGAAGGAGGCTGATAATAATTGAATAATAATTTAGAACATAAACAAAACGAAGAAACAAAAACAGAACAAATTAATAGTGTCCTTAAATACCTTAAAGGTTTTACTGTTCCTAGCACTACCAATGCAACATTTCAAGACCATGAAAAATTTAAAAAAGAAATTAAAAAGGAAGCACTGCATATAAAGGAATTAAGGAAGCTTATAAAAATGTTGGACTTAAATCTAAGAATATCAAAAGAGGATTCTAAATTTACTCCAATTCTATTTACTATATATTTTACGTTATTTACTTGTGGGGCAACTATAGTTCCAGAAGAAGGGAAAACTTGGTTTATGTTGATCCTATTAATTGCAGCATTATTTTTAATGTTTATGCTGTTATTTATGACAGAACAAAGAAGGAAACAATCATTTAAATATCATATTTATATAATGTTATTAGAGGAAGTCATTGAAGAAAACATGAAAAAAGAGGAAGAAAATATGAAAAAAGTTAAACAACAAGAAAAGATTATTTTAATAGAGAAACCAGAAAAGAAGTGAATTAATTCTCTCAACAATTTAGACAAATGTTGCTGTCGATATAGTAAAGCTACGAGTTAAATCTTCGAGAAGCATCCTGCGGGGTGCTTTTTTTGTTCCCTGTAAACTGCTTCCGATAATTCTTTACACCAAGCATCGGCTTAAAGGTAGAGTGCGGCGGCAGTTTAGAGTGAACAAATTAAAAGGGGGTAGGGTGATATGCAATGAAACTGACAGAAAAACAGAAGCGCTTTGCTGACTACTACATCGAACTAGGAAATGCTACAGAAGCCGCTAGGAAAGCAGGGTACAGCTCTAAGACCGCTAAATCAATCGGTCAAGAGAACCTGACTAAACCTGTCATTAAATCCTATATTAAAGAGCGGTTGAATGAAAAGGATGCTGAAAGGATAGCTTCACAGGACGAGATCCTTGAGTTTCTAACGGCTGTCATGCGTGGAGAGAAAACAGAGCAAATACCTGTTGGCTTAGGCGAAGGCGCACAGCAATTAGAAGACAAAGATCCTTACCTAAAAGATCGAGTAAAGGCGGCAGAGTTATTAGGCAAGCGTCATGCGATGTGGACAGACAAACAACAATTAGACGGAGCGGTTCCGGTTATGATTGTGAATGATTTAGATGACTAATATAAAACGTGTGAGTTTAAAGGAAATTGTAGGCGGAGGGTATAGAGACTTTTGGAATTACAAAGGTCGTTATCGTGTTGTAAAGGGTGGACGTGGTTCCAAAAAATCAACAACAGCAGCCCTAAATACAATTAGTAGAATGATGGAGTTTCCGCTAGCAAATACTCTTGTTATCAGAAAAGTATTTAAGGATCATAAAGACTCAACCTATGCACAACTTAAATGGGCCATCCGTCGTTTAAAAGTAGAGCATCTTTGGAAGTGGACAACAAGCCCACTAGAATTAAAGTATTTACCAACAGGTCAAAAAATTCTTTTCAGGGGTCTTGATGATCCTATGAGTGTTACATCGATAACTGTTGATGTTGGCTATTTATGTTGGGCCTGGTTTGAGGAAGCATATCAAATATTAAATGAAGATGATTTTAACAAAGTGGATATGAGTATAAGGGGAGAGTTACCACCTAAATACTTCAAACAAATAACGCTGACATTTAACCCGTGGAATGAGAAACACTGGTTGAAGCGGCGTTTTTTTGATGAGCAGCATTACAATGTTCTAGCCCTTACGACTAATTATCTTTGTAATGAGTTTCTTGGTGACGATGATATTCAGCTTTTCGATTGGATGAAAAAGAGCAATCTACGTCGTTACAAAATTGAAGGTTTAGGAGAATGGGGAATTGCTGAAGGTGCTATATTTAGCAACTGGCGTGAACTTGCCTTTGATCGATATGAGATAGCAAAGAGAACCAATATCAAAAGCGCTTTCGGATTGGATTTTGGATATACAACAGATCCTTCATCACTAGCATGTTCTTTGGTGGACATTAAAAATAGAGAATTATTTATTTTTGATGAGATGTACAAACCAGGTTTACTCAATAATGAAATAGCAGATGAAATCAAATCAATGGGTTATGCGAAGGAACTGATTATTGCTGACTCAGCTGAACGTAAGAGTATTGAAGAGATCAGACGATATGGCATAAGAAAAATTCGTCCAGCTGAAAAAGGACAAGACAGCATAAAAGCAGGCATACAGTTCTTGCAACAGTTCGATATTTATATTCATCCTTCGTGTACAAATGCGGCAATGGAATTTGGCAACTATGTGTGGGATAGGAACAAAGAAGGCAAATTTATTAATAGACCAATTGATGACTATAACCATTTTATTGATGCTCTTAGATACAGTATGGAACCAATTAAGAAGAGGTCTAGAATTTGAAAGAGGTGAGCAAATGAATGAATTTGTACAGTATTTAAGAGAAAACAATATTAACAGCAAAGTCATTGATGCGATTATAAATTCTCATAAAGAACAGCGAGATAAAATGATCAATCAATATGAGAGATACAAAGCATCCATTGAGGGCGTTCCGATTCTCCAAAGGGATGCTTTTACACTTGAGCATCAAGAGGACTTTGAAACAGGAGCGATCCTCAGAATAGATGATCGAGTAAACAATCGCTTAAACAACGGTTTTGATAGTGAGATTGTTGATACAAAAGTGGGTTACATGTTTGGTCATCCAATCACTTATGAGGTGGATAAAAACCAAGTAATTGAATCAGGGGCTTTAGTCGAAGTGATCAATAGATTTAATCTGTTGAATACTATTGAAGATGCTGATAGTGAACTGGGTAAGAAAGCGGCCATCTGTGGGTATGCCGCTCGCTTGGCTTATGTCGACACAGCGGGAGAAGTTAGGACCGTGAATATTGATCCGTGGGAAGCGGTCATTATTGGTAGCGGCAATGACATAACTGAACCTGAATTTGCTCTTCGATATTACGAGGTGACAACCTGGGTAGATGGAAAGCAGATCAAACGTGAAAAGGCGGAGTTTTATGACTCTTCTCACGTTTACTATTTTGAGAAGGGTGAGAATGGATGGACAGAAATTAAAGTTAATGAACATCTATTCGATCACTGCCCTTTATTCGGTTTGCCAAACAATGATGAGTTTATGGGTGATGCTGAAAAGGTCCTTTCTCTAATTGATGCTTATGATAGGACGCTGTCAGACGCTTCAAACGAAATTGAACAACTGCGGCTTGCTTACATGATTTTTAAAGGCGCCGGAGCGGACGAAGAAACCCTTGAAAAACTCAAGAAACATGGAGTCTTTGAACTGTTTGGCGATAATGATGACGTGAAGTTCCTGACAAAAGATATTAACGATACCATGATCGAAAATCATCTAAACCGGCTAGAAGAAAACATTATGCGTTTCTCTAAGTCGGTTAACTTCTCAGATGAAGCCTTTGGCGGCAATCTCACAGGAGTTGCAATGCGGTACAAGCTTATGGCATTAGAAAACAAATGCATTACGATGGAGCGGAAAATGACTGCTGCCCTTCGGTATCAGTACAAATTGCTTTGCTCAGCATGGGCGAGGAAAAACGCATCTATCACCAATGACGATTATCTCAAAGTTTGGTTCACTTTTACACGTAACCTTCCTGCGAATATCGTTGAAGAAGCTGAAACCACAGCAAAACTAAAAGGCTTAGTAAGCGAAGAAACAAGGCTGTCACTTCTTACGTTTGTTGATGATGTGCAATATGAACTGGAAAGAATGATTGAAGCGAAATTGGATTCAATATACACCTTTGACGAAGATGAAGAGCTAGACAAACGACCTGCCGGAAGTCGTGAAAAGACGGAAAACTTAGACGTGTAGGCTCGTACTACATGGCTTGGAGGATGAAAAAATGAACATTGAAGAAATTAAGCAGTTTCTTGAACAAAATAAAGAGAATGAAGAAGTAAAAGCGTTTGTAGGGGAACTATCAGCCGTGTCAGCAGACAAGGTGAAAGGATTCCTAGAAACAGAAGAAGGAAAGAAGCTCTTGCAGCCGCGTTTAGATCAACACTTTACCAAAAGCCTTGATACATGGAAGGCGAACAACCTTAAAAAAATCGTAGAAGAAGAGGTTTCACAAAGGAACCCGTCTAAAACACCGGAGCAAATTGAAGTTGAGAAACTTAGAAAAGAAATTGAAGCAGAAAAAGCAGCACGAAATAGAGAAACTTTAGTCAATAAAGCCCTGAAAGCAGCTGATGAAAAGAAGTTGCCAAAGGACGTTATTGACTTTTTTATTGGGGAAAACGAAGATTCTACACTGGAAAATCTAAGCAAGCTTGAAGAATCATTCAATGCTGCCGTGCAAGCTGCTGTAGATGGAAAGTTTAAAGAATCAGGGCGTGAAATTGAACGAGGTAATGGTACAGGTAATTCTACTGGAAACATTGATATTAGAACAATTGCTCAAGAAGCAAACATTAGAAAATAGGGGGAAATAATTATGGTAATGCTACAAGACGCAAAGACAGGGGCGGTCCCGAAAGAAACGGGAACATTAGTATTAAGAGACTTTTTGACACAATCAGCAGTGACACAGCTGGCGCAATATGAAGAAATGACCAAGCCTAAAAAAGAGTTTACCTATTTAGCTTCTGGACCTGGGGCTTACTGGGTTGGTGAAGGCGAAAGAATTAAAACGGATGGTGCAACATGGTTGAATGCAGAAATGATTTCTAAAAAACTTGGCGTTATCATTCCTGTCTCAAAGGAGTTTTTACGTTATTCGGTGCCGGACTTCTTCGCAGAAATGCAACCAGCAATTGCAGAAGCTTTCGCTATTAAATTTGACCAAGCTGCTTTATTTGGTATTGGCTCTCCATTTGGTAAAGGCGTATCAGTGATGGAGAGAATTGAATCTAAAGGTAATAAAATCGAATTAGATTCCTTGGGAAGCTTGTATGATGAGCTAAACGCAGTGATGGCGCTCTTAGAAGAATCTGATAAAGACGCAAATGGATTTACAACAACAAAACGCTTTAAACAAAAACTGCGTGGTGCAAAAGATGAAAATGGCTTGCCGATTTTTAATGATCCAAAGGGTGGTGCCACATCTGAGGCCCTAGGTCTACCAATCGGCTATGTTAGTTCTAAGTCTTGGAAATATGATAAAGCTTCTTTGTTTGCGGGTGATTGGAGCATGGCTAGATACGGTATCCCACAAGGAATGGAATACAAAATCAGTGAAGATGCTACGCTTGAAGGTACTCTTGATAAAGATGGCAAACCGATTAGCTTGTTTGAGCAAGATTTAGTGGCTTTACGTGTTACTCAACAAGTTGGCTTTATGACTCTTAATGATGATGCTTTTGCTGCTATCACGCCAAAAGGAGCTGCAGGCGAGTAATGAAGATTAAAAAAGGTAAGCATTCTCTTGATGTCACTGAAAGGGCCTTTGAAATCATATATAAAGAACTTGGCTATAAGCCCGACAAAAAAGGCGAGAAACAGGAACAAGATGATGAAGTTCCTGAAGAACTAGTAGAAGAATAAGGGGGATGACGGTGGATAAAGGGAAATTTTTAAACGAGCTTTTGAAGCCGTTGGACCTTAAAGAACGAGGGGCCATGAGAAGGCTAAAAAAGCTTTATCGTGAAGCCTCAAAGGAATTTATGAGTTCTCTTACGGATCTGTACGAGAAATTAGATCAAGGTGAAGACCTTTCATATGCTGACATTAATCAGTTTGACGATATTGAAACCTTGAAGTCTCAAATTATTGCTTTGGCGTCCAAGTTGGATGTCCGTTCTCAAAAGGAAATCATACGGCTCTTAGAAGATACCTATGATTTTTCATACGACTGGATGGCATCCGTTGTCGAAGCAATGATTGATAATAAGCTAAGAAACACAACGCCTTCTTTACCAAAGTTAGTTGAAGAGGCTCGTAAGAATGCTGTATATGGACTCAAGCTAACGCAAGCATTGGAAAAGCACCGAGCGACAATAGTACGAGACATAAACGAAGCAATAGAAAGAGGCTTCATTGAGCGTGAACGCTTTTCTGATATTGCTAGACGGGTTAGAAGTGCTTTCGATAGCTCTTACTATAGATCGACCGTTATCGCTCGTACAGAAGCTCACAGAGTGCGTGAGAAGGCTACTCACAATAAGGCAGAAGAGTTTGAGCAGCAAGGCATAGTTATGGAAAAGGTATGGAACAACGTTGATGATGAGCGGGTCCGACAAACTAGGAAGGCGAATCATAAGGCGTTGCAAGGTCAGCGTAGAAAGGTCAATGAACATTTCGATCTAGGAAATGGTGTCACAGCAGTTGCGCCCGGACAATCTGGCAGCGCAGCCAATGACATACATTGCCGCTGCTTTCTAACATATGAAGTAGTGGGATTGAGGGGTGAATAATGGACTTAATAGAGTTGAAAACCCGCTTAGAGATCCCTTTAGATGATGAGTCACAGGATGAAAAACTTAAACTGGAATTGCAAGACGGCATTGAATACGCACAAGAATATTGCAACAACCCCTTTTTAAACAAAGAGGGGTTACTTGAATTGCCGTCACCAGTCAAAAAAGGAATTGCCATGATGATTAAGATTGACCGCTCTAATGAGGTCGGAGTTTCCTCCGAATCTATCGGCGGCATGAGCAAGACATACACAAGTGATTATACGCGTTACGAGGCTGTGTATAAGCTGTGGAGAAAATACAGGAAAGTTAAGTTCCGCCCGTTGAGGTGATGATATGGGGCGTATAAAGATCAAAGACAAAAACCGTATTCCGAAAGTGGTAAACGCACTTGGAAATGGAGAGAGAAAAGCAAGAGTGGGTGTTCTTGGAACAGGAAAAGAAGCCATGATTGCAGCTGTGCATGAATTTGGTACACGTATCACAGTGACGCCAAAGATGCGTGCATATCTCCATTCTCAAGGTCTACATTTGCGAAAGGATACCACTCACGTAGTCATTCCCGAACGGTCTTTTATTAGATCAGGCTGGGATGAAAACGAGCGTGAAATCCTACGGAAGCTGGACAGGCTTTTGCTCGAAGCTGTCCAAAAAGGAATCAGCACTCGAAGCGTAATGAATGCCATCGGTCTTGAGACAAAGGGCAAAATACAAAAATACGCCCGGGATCTGAAGTCACCAGCAAACCAACCATTTACCACTCAACAAAAAGGATCATCAAATCCGCTTGTTGATACGGGTGAGCTAATTGGTTCAATAGACTATGAGGTGCAGTGATGAGCCAATTCAATTTCATGAAACTCATAGGCAAATATAGTGTGACTTTTGATCTCATTGTGCAGAGTGAAGGAGATTATGACGATCTCGGGCGATGGCAAGACGGTGAAGCCGTAACCACAATGCAAAAAGGGGCACTTGTTGTTCTACCTAGTCAATTAATCTATCAATCAGGTGGCCGTTTAACGACACTTGACCGCCAGCTTTATATCAGCAAATCTGTGGATATCCCTTTGAAATCTAAAGTGATTTATAAGGGAGCCACATACCATGTTGAATCTATGAACCCTTTCGAGGATTACGCAGACTTCAATAGTTACATCTTAAAGGCGGTGAGCAGCTTTGATTGATTACGAATCCATTATAAGCACGGTGATTGGTGTCATTAGAGATAGTACCGGTCACAAAGTGATTATGGAAAATGGAACAGGGAAGCAGCCTGCTTATCCTTTTTGCACATATACCGTTACTTCCCCATATCTTCCCCAGCACCGGGGAATTATTGAGGGAGATGCAATCACTGAGGATGTAGATATTTTCTTTTCGTTCACTTGGATTTCCGATGATGCTATTGAAGTGATTTCTTTAACACAACAGACTGCTACGCTTTTGAGAACAATGAAGGCGAAGCAAGTTCTTTATGATAAGGGAATCGCGTTTATTCGAGCGGAGGGAACAGGTAACAGAGATACATTTCTATCAATTGAAAATGAGCGTCGTCATGGCTTTGATGCACGGTTCAGAATACGAGTAACACATAACGGGGCAGAGTCAGAGTATTTTGATTCCGTCACCATAAATAACGAGAATATAGGAGGGTAATTTCATGCCTTTATCAGACGTAAAAGTCAAAATTGATATTTTAAAGCCCACAACGCTTGTAGGTCTTGGCATTCCGCTTATCTTGGTTAAAAACACAAGCGCAACTGAGAGTGTTTACCGAGAATACGGGTCACTAGAGTCCTTAAAACAGAACTACGGTGAAAGCACAGCCACTTACAAAAAGGCGGCGGCTATCTTTGCACAAGGTGAAAATGCGCCAAATAAGGTCGCTGTGGCTTCATTTGGGCACGAATTTGAAAGCGGAGATACAGAGAACCCTAAACAGGTTTTCAGCGTTAGAAACGCTCTTGAAGAGTATTTCGACAAAGACTTTCATTTTGTCTTATTGGCTGCTGTTAACGCAGAGGATCGTCTTGAGGCGTCTAAATTCTTTGAAGAAAAATCTTACAAGTTTGTAGTGCTGAAAGTGGCGTCATTTGACGAGCTTGAGCAATACACAGGAAAGGATCGGACCATTGTATTCCATCATCCTCTTGTTGATGAAGAACCTGATGCCGCACTTATTGGAGCAATTGCAAACAAGCCGGTCGGTTCTGTTACATGGAAATTTAAGAATCTTATTGGTGTCACACCACAAGATTTCAAAGTTGATACTTTGGAAAACATCCATAAGGCGGGTGCTATTGCATTCGTCACTAAAGCTGGTCGAAATCAAACAAGTGAGGGTATTACAGCTTCAGGTGAATTTATTGACGTCCTGCACGGCAAAGATTGGGTCAAGCTCAACATCGAGACTTCAATTCAAACCGCTTTAAGCACAACTGATAAAATCCCTTACACAAATGAAGGGTTTGCTTTACTCGAATCACAAATTATCAATGTCTTAGAAACAGCATTCACAAACGGCATCATTGCACCTGACGAGGACGGACAGCCTGTCTATTCTGTTCAATCGAAAGGTCGAAGCGAAATGACAGACGAAAACCGCAAAAACCGTGTGTATGACGGATTGTCGTTTACATTTGAGCTTGCCGGAGCGGTTCACACAGCAGAAATCACAGGGGAAATCATTATTTAAGGGGGCTTAATCAATGGCATACACATATAATCCAATGGACGTCACCATAACGGTGGCCGGTAAAATTGTAACAGGATTTTCAGAAGGCACTATGGTTTCCGCATCTAAGGATGAAGATAACTTCCAAACGAAAATGAGTGCTAAAGGCGAAGCGAGTATGGCTATTACAAACAATCGACTTGGCACAATCACTTTAACGTTGTCACAAGGTTCACCATTCGTTGCATTACTCAACCAGTACGCAAATAACGGCAAACAATTTCCTATCTGGATCAAGAATAATGGTGAGGTAAAAGAAACATTCGGTGGAACCAAAGCTGCTGTTAAAAAGAATGCTGATGCAGAGTATTCAGACGAAGTCGGAGACAGGGAATTTGAAATTCAAGTCTTTGATTACACAGTGAAATAATGGCTCAAAAAAAGAAAACGAACACACGAAAGCAGTCTGAAAAGGCTGCTTTTAATTATATGAATAAACCACTAAAGGAGAGAAAAACGATGGCGAAATTAGGCGAATCAAAAGAAGTAACAGTAAAAGGTGTCAAGTATACACTTGTTCACCCAGGAGTAAGAAAGGTAGTTCAATTGCAATCATCTGTAGCTGCTGGTGATGGCTCTATTAATTTAGATGCCTTGTATGACGGGTACATGAAACATGTAATTCACAGTCCCAAAGTAGATTGGTCTCATTGGGATGAGCAAGGATTGAAGGCCTTGCAGGAGGTCATGAACGAATGTGACACGTTTCTTACAACGGAAGACGAAGAACAAGAACCACTACAAGAACAAAGCAAAAAGTGAGTGGGACATGTGGCGGCTAGTGATGGAGCGAGTGATCAGTTTTGATGTTGCTAGATATATGACGCCTGACGAGATCGCCGAAGCTAATGCCGCCCTTGATCTCTATATTGATGCGAAGAACAAAGCAAATCAGAAAGGAGGTAAATAAATGTCTCAACCTTTGCGGACCACTGCCATAGAATTAAAACTTATTGCAAACTCGAAACCATTGCAACAAATGAATACTCAAGTAAATAGTATGCTGAGTAGCATTCAGGGAGCAAATAGACCAATACAAGCAATGAGTAGTGGTCTTAACAACACTAGTCAGATTGCAGCTGGAGCAACTAGACAACTTAGGCTGGCAAATGGACAGGTTGTAAACCTAACCCGTGGAATGAGAACAGCGAGTCAAAGTGTCAGCACAACAAACACCAATATGAACACAGCAAGTCAAAGTATAAGGCGTTTTAATAGAACTACGGATACAAGCGCAAGAACCATTCGGGTGGCAAATACTCAATTGTCCGCAATGAGAAATAGAATTGCAGAGACTACCACCAATACAACTTCTTTTACGCAACAAGTGAACCGTATGGGCGGCCAAGTGGGTGGACAGTTTCAACAGATGACACAAAGCGCATCAAGGTTAGGTGGAGTTTTTGGCAGAATCCCATCATCGGTTAGTTCAATGTCTCGAAGTATTGCCAATAGTGTTAAATCAGGTATCATAGCACCATTCAGAGAAGCAAAAACAGCTGTACAAGGCTATGCAGGAGCATTAGGGCTGTTATCAGGTGGAGCTTTAGCCGCAACAGGTATGGGGCGTTTATCTGCTATTGAGCAGGCTAAAACCTCCTTATCTGTTTTGATGGGCGATGCGAAGAAGGCACAAAGTTTCCTAGACGACATGCTGACCTTTGCTAAAACAACACCATATGCATTTACAGACATCGCAAACAGTGGTAGAAATCTTATCGCTTTTGGGATGGATGTTAAGAATGTAATACCTACTATGCAAGCAGTTGGAGACGCCGCTGCTGCAAGTGGTAAAGGTGCCGAAGGATTTAGACAGATCAGTGACGCCTTTGGAGCCATGCAGGTATCAGGTACTTTGTCTATGGAAGAGATGAACAGGCTCATGGATGCTGGTATTCCTGCGCTTAAGATATTGGCGAATGAAACAGGTCAAGATGTTATGGATTTGAAAAAGGTCATTTCTAAAGGTGCTTTTGAAAGTGAAGAAGCAATTGCTGCACTTGTAAAAGGAATGCAGAAAGGAACCAAAGGGGCAGCTGGCGAAACAGCAGCGATGGCCGGTATCATGAAAGATTCAAAAGATACATGGGTCGGATCTGTTGATAGCATGAAATCGTCAATCAGCTCAACGATGGCAAAGATCATGGAGCCTGCAAAGCCTCATATTCAAGCTGCAATGGGATGGTTTTCGACTCAATTTAGTAAATTGCCTGATGTTATTTTTTCTGTGGGAAAAGTGATGAAACATACTTTTAACACGATAGGAAATGTTTTTTCTAAAGTAACAAAAGGGGCAGGCATAGCTAAACAGGCAATTACCGGTATATTCGGTGTTTTTCAAGGTAAAGGAACTGCAGAAAGACTGGAAGGCTATGGGATACTATCGAAGCTTTTTCCACCGGATGCAGTTGATATGATTGTGGGAGTAACAGATAAAGTGAAATCGGTTTTTGATACAGTTAAAGCCTCCATTGCTGGTGTATCACCGTATGTACAAGCTTTCATATTGAGTTTTATTTCAACTATGAAAAGTATGGCACCGGTGTTTAGTACGATTTTCAATGGATTATTGTCTGCCGTCCAATTTATTGCGCCATACATAGGCCAAGCATTGGGGGGAGTGTTTAGCTTTTTGGCGTCCATTGGAAATCAAGTGTCAGCATTTTGGAAAGAAAATGGTACACAAATAGTCCAAGCACTTCAGAATGTCTTTAGTGTCTTACAAAAGGTGTTTGTGTTCTTGATGCCGATAATACTTACAATTGTTCAATCTGTATGGGGAAATATTAAAGGTGTTATCACAGGAGCTTTGAACATCATTATGGGAATAGTGAAGATATTTACAGGGCTATTTACAGGTGATTTCGGAAAGATGTGGGAAGGTGTAAAACAATTATTCTTCGGAGCAGTATCTTTTATTTGGAACGGATTACAGCTTCTATTTATAGGCCGTATTGTAAAAGGAATCATGGGGCTTGCAAAAAGTGTCGGTGGTCTAGTAGCTGGTATGTGGAATGGTGTAAAAAGTTTCTTTGTTAACGGAGCGGCTAATGCATCAAATGCTGTTTTTAATATGGGGAAATTCATTTTTAAGGGTTGGAACTATATTAAGAGATCTGTTGGGAATTTCGCTAAAGGAATTTGGACAACTGTTAAAAACCGTTTTGAACAGATGATTCAAATGGCAAGAGATTTACCCAAAAAGATTGGCGATGCTTTTAAAAATATGAAGAAGTTTGCAGTTTCAGGTGTTAAAAGTTTAGGGAATTCATTAGCGGGAGCACTGGCAACCGCTGTGAACGGAGTAACGGGCGGCATAAACTGGGTGTTAGAAAAGATCGGTTTAAAAGATGTGAAAATCCCAAAATGGACACCGCCTAAATATGCGAATGGTACAAATGGTCATCCGGGGGGGCCTGCAATATTAGGTGATGGTGGAGGCCCTGAATTATATAAAACACCGTCTGGCCATGTTGGTCTATCTCCGGGAACTGACACCCTAATGAATTTACCAAAAGGAACACAGGTTTTATCACATAAACAAACGCTTGAAACTCTAGGGAATGTCCCTATGTATGGTGATGGAACTAAAGGAAATAAAAAGGGATCTGGTTGGATCGAAAATATTAGTGGTGTTGGTGGCAAAGTTGTTGAGGGAGCAAAAAACGTTGTTGGTAAAGTCAAAAGTGCCGCTTTTGATGTGTGGGATTACATATCTAATCCTACCAAGCTTATGAATAAAGCCTTTGAAATGTTTGGTGGAAAAGTGCCTACATTAGCTGGAGGTTTTGGTGATTTAGCAAAGGGTTTATTCACTAAGGTAAAAGATGGCGTAATGAGTTGGGGAAAGAAAAAGATTGAGAGCTTTGGCGGTATGTTTGGCGGCGGTGGATCTGCTGCCGTAAAAAAATGGGTAGCTCAAGCTATTTCAATTAAAGGAATCAGTCCTAGTTACGCTGGCGCATTACAAACCATTGCCATGAAAGAATCGGGTGGAAATCCCAATGTAGTCAACCGATGGGATAGTAACTGGAAAGCCGGACATCCATCACAAGGACTTATGCAGTTTATCCCAAGCACATTTGCATCTTATAAAGAACCAGGTTACGGCAATATTAAAAACCCGGTTCATCAAATCATAGCGGCAATTAACTATCTTAATAGACGATACGGCGGCATCTATAACCATCCGGGCTTAAAATCAATGGCACGGGGTGGTCCGTATAAGGGATATGCAACAGGTGGTCGAATCATTGGTGACCAATGGGCTATGGTTGGCGAGCAAGGTCCAGAGCTTATGCGATTGTCCGGCGGATCAACTATTTACAACAACCGCAGAACAAACAGCATGCTAAATGACGCAGCTTACACACCTTCATCTAGTTCGACAACATATTCTAATTCTTCAAACAGCAATAGTTTTTCACCTACAGTTTATGTCCAAGTTTCTGGCGGCGCTTCATCTGGCAGCGAAAGTAGTATTAAGCAAGCTGTCCAAGAAGCTCTTAAAGAAACGTGGGAGAAACTGAATCCAATGTATGCGCCAGAGGGGGAATATTGATGGCGAAGCTAGGGAAAATCAAAATCGTCAATGAGAAGGAGTCAGATAATCCTGAAGTAGAAGTGACGTCATACCCTGTTGAAAAAGGCATTCCCATAACTGATCATGTGCAACGAAAACCCGAAATCACTTCCATTTCGGGTTTTTTGCTTGGCAAAAATCCAAACAAAGACTTTTCGTATCTAAAAAAGCAGATGTATGCGGGCAAACTTCTTAACTACACAGGAAGAAAAGTAGCGAAAAACGTTGTCATTACCAATCTATCTCGAGATATTGGTGAGTACAAAAATGGCTTTGCTATCTCGGTTGAGTTACAAGAAATCCGTATTGCAAAAAGTCCATTCGTAAAAAAGAAAGTGAAAGCAGCAGGGAAAAAGAAGAAATCAAATACAAAGAAAAGCAAAGCTGTCTATCACAAAGTTAAGAAAGGCGAAACATATAGCCACATGAGGATGTGGTACGGTACTAGCCTCTCACAGCTTAGAAAATGGAATAAGTACCCTGACCGCCGCATTCCTATAGGGGTCAAATTACGGGTGAAGTAGGAGGATCTAAATGGCAACGAGAGACTATATTCCAATTGATATAGAAGACATTCCGCAGCAGTTTGAAATTGATTTAGCTGACAGTACATTTGTTTTTCAAATCAACTATAACGAAACTGATGACAGCTATTCCATCGACCTGTATGACATGGACCTGGAGCCAATCGTGCTAGGTGAAAAAATAATTTTAAATGTGCCGTTGTGGGATGACATTATAGATGATCGTTTGCCAGCTCCTTCATTAGTACCGTTAGACGAATCAAATACAGAAACTCGGCTTTCATCAGAAAACTTCATGAAAACTGTGTTTCTGTATATTGACGATGTTGGTGAAGAGGGTGAAGAAAATGGCGACGAATAATAACAAACTGTTATTTGGTCGTATTGTAAAAGTGACGATTGATAGTGGTTCGTATAAAGGAACCTTCGATTATAAAGACTTAGAAGTTCGCTTTGAAGTTCCCTTTGACGATGATGCAAAACCAAATGAAACAAAGGTTGAGATTTTCAATCTAAGTAGCAGCACTATCAACAAAATTAAAAAAGGCGCTACTATGACCGTTCAGGCGGGGTATAAAAGCGACTTTGGGGTATTAGCCATCGGAAAGGTTACTAAGGTACTGACAAAGCGTACAGGGGTCGACAAAATCACTTCAATTTTCATGAAAGAGGGAGACGATTACTCTCATATTAAAGTTGATCAAAATACCGCTGATGCTCCTGTGAAATATTATGCCAACAAGCGGTACAAGCTGAAGAAACCATTGAAGGTTGAAACAAAAAAAGTGGTCAAATTGAAATCGGGTAAGACATCTGTCCGCAAAAGCACACGAACAATCAAATACAAAACAGTCCGTGAGGCGAAATACAGAAAACAATCAATGAAAATCACCTTTAAAAAAGGAACAACAGCCCGCACGATTATAAAGCGTTTAATCCGCATTCTTGATATTAAACTAGCGAAGTTGTCTTTGCCTAGAAACAAGGTATACAAGAAAGGGTACACAGTCACAGGTAGTATTGAAAAGAAATTAGAAGAAGTTGTGCATGATTGTGGTGCTTCTTTGTATTACAGGCGTGGTCGTCTTGTTATCAGGTCGATCACAGAGGGGGACGATGAGCGGTTTGAGTTAAAAGAATCAACAGGTTTGCTTGACTCTCCTGAAGCGTTTGAGGATGAAAAGCTTAAAGGGTATTCGGTTAAATGCTTATTGCAACACCGTATAACCACCGCTTCAATCATTATTATTAAGAGCAAAACAGCCAACGGAAAGTATCGTGTTAAAAAGGGTAAGCATGTGTTTGATGGGAACGATTTTTACACAGAAGCGGATGTGATCTAATGGCAGCAGATACGAATTTTTTCGATAATCTTATAAAAGGCATCAAGCACTCGATTCATGTTTGCGCTCCTGGTAGGGTCGTTTCTTATGATGCTGCCAGTCATACGGCAGATGTAAAACCGCTCTTTATGACGGCTGACGACGACACTTTATATGAACAACCATTGATACAAGACGCCCTTGTGTTAAAGCATGTCGAGCCAGATATAAAGGTTGGGGCTATGGTATTTCTATCATTTGCAGATAGGGCGCTTGATAATTTAACAAACAAACCTTTTGATCCTGATAGTACCCGTACACACGATATAACAGATGCTGTAGTGATTGGGGTGTATGGCGGATGAAAACTTTAAAACTGGTTAATGGTGATCTTATTTTAAAAGATGGAGAACTAGAAATGGTCGAAGGCGAAGAAGAGCTGGCACAAGCTGTAGAAATGATCTTGAAAACAAGTTTAGGAGAGTTTGAACTAGATGAGTTTTTAGGTGTCGATCGTGAAAACCTTCTTGGAAAAAACCTCGATGAAGAAGAAGCACAATATGACATCATTGAGGCAATAGCTCAAGAAGAACGCATTGCCACAGTAGAAGACATAGAATTTCAGTTTGATCGAAAAGCACGCTCCAGTCGTATCAAACTGAAATTGATAAAAGAAGAAGACGGCCAAGAATTGGAGTTAGGAGGTGTTGACGTTGTTGAATGAAAACGGCTTCCAGCGAAAAACATATTCAGACATTGTAGACGAAATGGAAGATAAGGCAAAGGAACAGTTCGGGGAGGATGTAAATACATCAAGCCGCACACCTCTTGGAATCATTTTTAGGATCATTGCATGGTTTCTGGCAGGTGTTTGGGACATCGCAGAAAGAGTATACAACAGCGGCTTTGTTAGTAAGTCTGAGGGAGTACAGCTTGATAGACTCGGAAATAACAACGGCATTTCAAGAGAGCCGGCAAGTGAATCATATGCGACGCTTGAAATTGAAGGAGAGCCGGGTCACATCATTGAAGAAGAAACTCAGTTTGCAACGGAATCAGATATTTATTTTGAGGTACTCGAAGAAGCAACGATCGATACCAATGGAAAGGCTTTAGTCGATGTCATATCAGTCGATAAGGGCGCAATGAACAATGTGGCAGCTGATACGATCACTGTACAAGCTGAACCAACGGAAAATATCACGTCTGTGACCAATCCCGAAGCGGCTGCCGGCGGTTCCGATATTGAAATAGATTCGGAGTATCGTGCACGAATTAAAAGATCGGTAGAAGGCAGTTCAGCGTCTACACACAGCGGTATCATTGCGGCACTGATAAAAACATCTGGGGTCCGTTCAGCTAATGTGGTGATGAATAACACAATGGAAGTAGATGCTGACGGGAACCCACCTAAAAGTATTCATGCTTATGTACTTGGAGGTATAAAAGAAGATGTAGCTGATTCGCTTTTTAATAGTGTAGCGGCAGGCATAGAAACAGTAGGAAATCAATCTGTTGTCATTACTGATTTAAGCGGCATTGATCATCAAGTTAATTTTGATTTCGCTCAAGAAGTGAAAATCTATGTCCGCCTTGAATTAAAGACAAATGCATCATTCCCCATAGATGGGGATGATCTGATCAAGAATAATGTTGTATATAAAATTGGTGGTGTGGACAAATCGGGGTCTTCATTCACTGGATCTCAAATGGGTGACGATGTTATCTTGTCTCAACTATATAATGCTGTGTATCAAGTGGCCGGTGTTGATGATGTTGTCATCAAGATCGGAAAAAGCCCTGATGCTCTCAGCCAGTCAAACATCGAAATTGAGCCTAAACAAGTAGCGCAAGTTCTCTTCTCGGAAATCGAGGTGGTACATTTATGATTAAGGACTTAATCAGTAAGCTGACCGATGCTTTTCAGAAAGATGAGAAAAGCAATATCGGAAAGCTTTTTTTAATTGTAGATGAACAACTGACCGCAGCGAGGAAGACGCTGACTACCGCAGAAAAATGGCGTGATATAGATAACGCAAAAGGTCGTGGTCTTGATTTAATAGGTGATAACGTTGCTCAAAATAGAGGCAGAGCCACAGATGAAATTTATAGGGTTCTGATCCGTGGTAAAGTAGCACGGAACATTTCAGATGGAACAACAAACAGAATAATTGAAGCTTTATCTAAAACGCTCAATTGTGAATACAACGAAATTAACATATACACCGTAAAAGAAGATGGGGAAAACGAACCAGCAGCAATAATTGTGAAAAAGGCACCGTTAGAAGCACTTAATAAAGTTGGTATGTCAGCCACACAATTTTCATCTATTGTGCAAAAAACTGTAGCAGCTGGTGTGCGGGTGGCCTATATCAATCTTAATGGGACGTTTAGTTTTTCATCTATTTCTGATGAAATTGAGACAAGCCAATTCGGGTTTTCATCTGATGGAACAGACGGCGGCACATTAGGGGGCATCTTTGAACCAGAGGATGATTATCCATTACCAATCTAATAAGGAGGGAAAGCATGGCTTTTACAAAAGAAATACCACAATGGGACAACGCAGGTCAAAAGCCTCCACAAAGTAAAATTAGTGAGGGATTTAAACCAATGGACCATCCGCCTGCCGATTGGTTCAACTGGTACATGAATGGCACCTATGAGGCTTTAAATGAGTTGCAAAGTGAAGCAGCAACAACAACTGAAGTTACAGCAGGTTTAAAGGTTTTATCGAATGATATAGCGGCACATTCTAACGCCAAAAATAATCCCCATGCTGTCACGAAATCACAAGTCGGGTTAGGGGATGTCGATAACATTAAGCAAGCTTCAAAAGTTGATTTTGATAATCATGTTAACGATAAAAAGATTCATGTTACAGAAGAAAAACAAAATTTATGGAATAATAGTCAACTTTATAAATTGACTACAGATTCAGGGTTTAGACAGGCTGTGCCTAACACAATCGCTGGAACTAATTTATTTGAATTACCACCCGGTTACTATTATGGAGCTGGTCAATATTTTACGAATCTTCCGACCACAAATGATACATCTTGGTTTAACGTTGATGTATTTTCAACAGGTATTAGGAAAAATTTTCATGTCATCCGTAGCGCTGATAATACACATTGGGTTGGAACAATTCACACAGACGGATCTTTTCGGGGATGGAAAAAAATATTAACGGCAGAAGATATGGAAAACAGCACTTTTGTTGATACCTATGATCAAGATAATTCATCCGTTTCAGCTGCTGAAAATGTCGCAACAAAGCTTGTATTTGGAGCAACACGAGCAGACGATTTATCAGAGTATAACCGCTCTCGTGCTGAGATCACACTGAAAAACAGTGGTCTTTATTTAATCAGGCTGTATGTCACTAGCAATAATATTACAGTTGGGTCGGATAATATTTTGGCCTGTTATGTCAACGGATCAGAATACCAGAGGTTCGGAAACTGGAATCCAGCGACATCATCAAGTACATGCGTGCTTTATTTGTTACAAAAGTTCAAAGCTGGAGATAAAGTGACTTTCTATATAACGCCAAGAGGCACCAATAAAACAATATCAATAAATACGGCTTACGTTACCATGTCTCAGCTAAGATAGGAGGAAAAAGATGAATAAGGCACTAGCGATTAAATATCTATATCCAAATGCGGAACTAGGTAAGGATTACTCAGTTCGGGATGACGGAGAAGGTCAGTTCATAGACAAGTGGTCATTAGAAGATCCTGTACCTTCAGATGAAGTGTTAGAAGTCGCATGGAATGAATACCTAGCCAAGAACGATGAAAAGCCTTTATCAAACGTTGAAAAGCAACTGCTGCTGCTTGGAGAGCAATTAGCATTAGAAAAAATAGCACGTCAACAATCAGATAGAGTTAATGCAACGTTAGGACAGCAACTTGCTGAAATGAGAATAGAAATCCTTAAATTAAAAGGGGGGGTTACTGATGAATCTTAATTTTTGGGTTTTAGCTCTTTTTTATAAATGGGCCACAACTGCAATGGTTAAACAAGCGATGGCGTTTAAGGACTGTTCAATTGAAGATTTAGAAGAGGGTATTCAGAAAGAATATGTTACACAAGAACAATACAAAGAAATAACTGGTGAAGCATTTAAAGAAACAATAGAAGCCGAGTAGAAAGGCTTTTTATTTTGCCTTCTTTAAGGGGGTGGACAAAGTGAGGGAGTAGGTGAGTATGGTGGAAATGGATTTGGCTCAATATTTGATGACACAAGGGCCCTTTGCGGTTCTTTTTTGTTGGGTGCTGTTTTATGTTCTCAACACGACAAAAGAAAGAGAAAACAAGCTCAATGAGCAAATCGAGGCACAAAATGAAGTCTTAGCAAAGTTTAGTGAGAAGTATGACGTCGTGATCGACAAGCTCGATAAAATTGAACGGAATTTAAAATAATAGGAGGAAACAATTATGAAAAACTTCGACAAAGGCACTGTGATCCGTACAGTGCTTCTTTTAATCGCTTTTATTAATCAAACACTTGTGATGTTTGGAAAGCCGGTATTACCAATTACAGATGATCAGGTAACAACCCTTGCTGATTCATTATATTTGGCTGGATCAACGGCATTTTTGCTTGTAACAACAATTGTCGCATGGTTTAAAAATAACTATGTTACCGAAAAAGGAAAAAAACAAAAAGAAATTCTGAAACAAAAAGGACTTTCAAAATAAATGGCTGCCATTAGGCGGCTTTTTTGTTTTTAAAAATGAATTCAGAGGAGAATGAACATGGCTGAAAAAATTGGATTGCAAACTCTTATAGATCGTTCGATTAGAAACATGGGTGCCGGCATTCACAGTGTTGTAAAAGAAAGTGCAATTGAAATGATTAAGCAAGCATACAAAGAAGGTATCTATGTGCAGATTACTTCTGGTTACCGTTCGTTTGCAGAACAAAACAAACTTTACGCTCAAGGTCGTACCGCTCCCGGGAAGATTGTCACCAACGCTAAAGGCGGTCAATCAAATCACAACTACGGTTTAGCGGTTGATTACGTTTTATTAAGTGCGGATGGAAAAAAAGCGCTTTGGACGGTTAACGAGAAATGGCGTCGAGTAGCGCAAATTGGGAAATCACTAGGGTTTTCGTGGGGTGGAGACTGGAAGAGTTTTAAGGACTACCCGCACCTTGAAATGATGGGCGGTCTGACTTTATCGCAGCTTCAAGCGGGTAAGCGTCCTGTCTTGGTGTCATTACTATCAAATAAAGTTTCTGCAAAACCAATCAAGACAATGCCAGTTAAATCATCGCCATCTAAAAGCACATCTAAGCCTAAAACAACTTCTAAAAAGACATACAACCTGCCATCTGGCATTTTAAAAGTTACGAAGCCTCTTACTAAGGGGGCAGGCGTAAAAGCCGTACAGGAAGCCCTTTCCGCTCTTTTCTTCTATCCTGAAAAGGGAGCAAAAAACCACGGTGTTGACGGCTATTATGGACCGAAAACAGCAGATGCGGTCAAGCGATTCCAGCTCATGAATGGCCTAACGGCCGACGGCATTTATGGGCCGAAAACAAAGAAAGTCATTGAAAAATCATTGAAATAAAAGCGGAAAAACCTCTCTAATGGTCTTACCCCTGTCAAGTAGACAATTATAAAAAGCCTAAGCTGCCAGTGTGTGACGGTATTCTACCGGAGCACACTGGTTTAATTTTTTCTGGAATCGATCGTGATTATAGAATTGAATGTAATCTTCTATGCTTTTATGAAGCTCTTCTTCCGTTTGACACGAAGAAAAGTAAGTGTTCTCTGTTTTGAGATGGGAGAAAAATGATTCGATACAGGCATTATCCAAGCAGTTTCCCCTTCGGGAATGACTGCCCTTCAAACCAACGTTTTCTAGTCGCTTTTGATATGCTTTTGTTGTGTATTGAAATCCTTGATCTGAATGAAGTAGGGCTCCTTTGACATCCCGCAGGGATGTCAAGTTCTTTAATGTCTCCATGACCAGTTCAAGATCATTTCGTTTTGACAGTTTCCATGCGACGATTTCATTGTTGTATAGATCTTGTATAGCTGAAAGATAATAAAAGTGATTCTGGCAAGCGATATAGGTAATATCAGTCACATATAGCTGATTGTATTGATTGGCTTTAAATTTTCGGTTTAATCTGTTTGGATGGACAACCGAAGCTTGTCTTCCGAAATACTGCCGTTTTTTTCGAATGATTGATTGGATGTTCATCTCTTTCATCAACCTGTAGACACGCTTATGGTTGATGCGAAATCCTTCTTTCTTTAAAGCGATTGTCACCCGAGGATAGCCATAGAAGGGTCTTGAATGATGAATGGCCATGATGTGTTCTTTGAGGATTTGTTCTTTCAGTTGTCGTTCCATTCGAATCTTTTGATTCTTACGCCATTTATAGTACCCAGATCGTGATACTTTGGCGATGCAGACGAGCCATGTCAACGGAAAAAAACTCTTTAATTCGTGAACAACTTCAAACCTCACATTCTTTAAAATCCATCCTCTCCGTGTAGATTTGGATAACGCTTTTTTAAGTATTCTACCTGTGCCTTTAAATAATCTCTTTCTTCTTCCACACTTTTAAACATGAACTTGGGACGTCCGTTAAAAGGATTTTCTGACTTTGTATGTTTTCCTCTTTGATCTTCAAAAGTTTGCCCCTCACGAAATTTTCTGACCCAACTTTTTAACTGAGTGGAGCTTTTGATACCTAATTCTTCAGACAATGACTGATAACTTTTGTTTCCTTCTTCGTACATTTTGACAGCTTTCATCTTAAACTCTTTAGAATAGTGTTGAAATTGTTGTCCTTTTCTCGCCATAAAAAATCCCCTCCAAGTATAGTGTAACAGCCAAAATATGTTCTTGGGCTTTTTACACTGTCTACTTAGAGGGGATAATATCACTAAAAGGGAGGTCTTTTTTTATCTAAACTATAGACATCAGTCTATAGTTATAGTATAATAAATATAGGAGGTGAGGAAATGCTAGACAACATGATAAAAGTCCTTCAAATCATCTTTTACGTTGCATCTATAGCGTGGATTGCCCAACAATCACACGACGCAAACAAAGATAATAAGAAGGACTAACACTGGGGAAGCGAGTTAATCGCTCGCTTCTCAATATAATTATAACCAGTCTAGCATATAATATGAACCAAAAACAATTGATCTTCTTTATGATCCTCTTGAGCGCAGCTTCAATTGTAACGCGTTCAATATGGACAAATACTTTCACAACGGTAATCATGGCCGCTTTAATACTTGCAACGCTTTTTGTAATCATCAAAGAGGTAAAGGGTGAATAAGATGGAGTATCATTTGACTAACCGGCAGCAGGTCGAGGACTTTGTTGTTAATGAAGTCCTCACCTCCTTGGAAGTACAGGAAGTTTTAAATGTAAACAGACAGCGAATAAGCCAACTGCTTAATAATGGAAGATTAAAGCCGATAAAAAAAATAGGGAAGACAACACTATTTTTAAAATCAGATATCAAGCGCCTAGAAAAAGAGTTAGGGGAAAATCGTAAAAAATATCGTCCTTTTGAGACCTAAAGATCTTAAAGTTTTGAAAATGCTTGATATGATAATCATAATAGTGCATAATTTTTTACAGGAGGTGGTTTTCTATGATGTTAAGTGATAGAGAAATAATCATCTTAGCTAAAAGCCACAATTTGATCGAACCGTTTACACTCGGAAATTGTGAGGGGGCTTCTGTAGATCTTACTTTAGATAAACAGGTCAAAAAATATGCATCTAATAAAGAGATAATACTGGGCGGAGAAATATCTCCGACAGATTATATTGATATTGACTTATCTAAAGAAAGTTTTTTCTTAAACCCCAATGAATCAGTATTAGTACAGACACATGAAAAATTTAACATACCTAATGATATGACTGCCCAGATAAATGAAAGGTATGGTGTAAAACTCACTGGTCTTTCAATCAGTCAGGCTAGTTATATGAATCCGGGATATGAAGGTCGTTTAAGTTTTGTAGCGGTTAATAACAATAGTGTCCCAATTCAGCTAGTACATGGAATTAAATTTTGCCAAGTTGTGTTTTTTAAGTTAACTTCGCCAGCTTTAAAACCATATCCAAAACAAAAAAACGTAGCATATTTAGGCTCAGATGAAGTCAGTACTTCAAAACTGCATTTAGATACTGAAATTCAGGAATTCCTTAAAGTTAATGGCGTGAAAAATGTTTCTTCTTCAACAGCAACAGATTTAGGAAATTACTTAATGAAGCAAATCAAGTCCGCTGCTCATGAAATCGCTGAAACTCTAAAAAGGGAGAACAGTATCTAATAATGAGTTCTAGTAGCGTCCGTCAAATCATTACAAAAAGTGTTGAAGAAGAGGTATTACTCGAATTTCTTGGAGACGATTATTTAAATGCAACACAAGAAGAAAAAGATAGAATTATTCATGGAGCCAGAGGTAGAAGCCTAATTGAATCAAGTGTCGAAAATATAATTCAAACATTTCTTCAAGATATTCAAAAAGGTTCTCCTGATGTTAAAAGAGCTAGAACATATAACATTTTCGCGGCAGCAATGACTTTATTATTTTCTTCAGGGCTTGGACATGCTGTCAATTTGGAAAACTTCGCTTATGGCACCGTGTGCTTTTTGGGGTTGATTGGAATACAAACTTATACTATTTTAAAAGGTTTTTGAGGTGTTAAAAGTGAAATTTCAACATTATAAAGGCGGAATTTATGAAATAGTGACTTACGCTATTCATACCGAAACACAAGAGAAGTTAGTTATATACTCCGATGAATCAAACAACACTTATGCTAGGCCGTATGATATGTTCTTTGAGAACATTATTTATAATGGTAAAGAAATTCCACGATTTAAAAAAATTTAA